CGAGCAGATCAACCCGGTGCAGTTCGGCCAGATGCTAGCCGAGCTGGCGGCTACCCGTGAGGAGCTGGCCCGGACTCGCCACCAGATTGATGAGCTGACCAAGCGGATCGGGGACATGGAAGGCCANTGGTCAAGGGGCCGCGCCTCGCTGGCTGGCCTGATCCTCGGGCTNGGCTTTGCGGTACTTGGCCTCAAGCAGACATTCAGCGCGGTCTGGTCGGTGCTGCGGGGATGAGTACGACCCGGCAATGGCTCCTAATCCTGCTAATCGCGGGCATAGGCGCGATGGCCGGTTACTGGCTCGCCCGCCCCAAGCCGGTGGACTGTAAGGCCGCCACCCTCAAGGCCATGATCTCCGAACGCGCCGCCCAGATATGCACCGAGCAGCTAGTCGGGTGCAGCCTGAGCCATGAGCAGCTAAAGGAAGTACCTGGCCGATCAGGCCGAAGCGGTGGCTTGCAAATGAGTGGCAAAGGCTCAGCACCCCGTCCCAAGAGCGTCAACGAAGACACCTTCGCGTCCAATTGGGACGCCATCTTTCGCAAGGAATCACAATCATGGCCGTATGGCTCGCCGCAGGAACCACTGCCGCCCTCTCCACCACTACCGTCACCCTCGCCGACGGGGAAGAAGCCACCATCCAGCTGACGGTAGCGGGCACCACCCCGACCAGCGTCCCGGCCCTGGCCTATGCCGTGATCCTCAAGGATGACGGCACGACCAGCGAGGTGCCCGCAGGCGTTGTCCTGGGCACCGACCCGGTACAGGTCATCAAAGGCCCAGGCGTTTACAAGGTGCAGCGCCCTGAACTGACCGCCATGGGCATCACCACGGCCATCGGTGTCGATTCCAGCGTGACCCCGGCCTAACCATGGGACGCTCCAGCACCTATAGCCTGGATATTGCCAAGGCCGTATGTGAGCGCCTTGCCGCTGGCCAGAGCTTGGCCAGTATCTGCAAAGACCCCGACATGCCCGAGGCTCCGACTGTCCGGGGCTGGATATTGGATGACCGCGAAGGCTTTGCTGCGCTTTCCGCGCGTGCGTATGCCCTTGGCCATGAGGCACTGGCCGAGGAATGCCTGCAGATCGCGGATGACACCAGCATTGACCCGGCCGACAAGCGCATCCGCATTGATACCCGGATTCGCCTGCTGGGCAAGTGGTCGAAGCGGTACGCGGACAAGGTGCAGCAGGAAATCACCCTCAAACGCGCATCTGCCGAGCTGGGGGACGATGAACTCGCCGCTATCGCCTCAAGCCGCAGCGAGTGAGCTACTTCGGCGGCGGTCGGTTCGCCGTTCGCTGACCGAGTGGAGCCGCCAGTGCGGCTTTGAGCCTGCCCGGCACCATGCGCTGCTGATTGACCGCTTGGAGGCGGTGAGCCGGGGCGAGATCGACCGCCTAGCGGTGTTCATGCCGCCCGGTTCGGCCAAGTCCACCTATGTGTCGGCCCTGTTCCCGCCGTGGTTTCTGGCGCAAGACCCGCTGAAATCGGTGATTGCCGCCAGCCATACGGGCGAACTGGCCGAGCGATGGGGTCGCCGGGTAAGAAACCTGATCCTTGAACACGCGCCCACGCTGGGCTACGGCATCGCGGCTGATAGCCAGGCGGCGGGGCGCTGGTCTACGGACAGGGGCGGCGATTACTTCGCGGCAGGCGTGGGTGGCTCCATCACGGGCCGCCGCGCTGACCTGGTGGTGCTGGATGACCCGGTGCGCTCCCGCGAGGACGCGGACAGCCAGACCATCCGCGACAAGACCTGGGAGTGGTACAGGGCTGACCTGATTACCCGCCTCAAGCCGGGTGCAGCGGTGGTGCTGGTGCAGACCCGCTGGCATGAGGACGACCTGGCAGGCCGGATCCTGGCCTCCGAGGGCGACAAGAAAGACGGCGGGGCGTGGGAGGTGATTCGCCTGCCCGCCCTGGCTGAGCTGATGGACCCGCTGATGCGCCAGCCCGGTGAGGCGCTTTGGCCTGAGTGGGAGGACGAGGTACAGCTTGAGCGCAAGCGGGCCATTGTCGGCCCCCGCGACTGGCTAAGCCTGTACCAGCAGCGCCCCACGGCAGACGAAGGCACCTACTTCAAGCGCGAGTGGCTGCGCGATTACACCGATGTCCCCGACCGGCTGACGGTCTATATGTCTGGCGACTTCGCCGTGACCGAGGGCGGCGGCGACTACACCGAGCTGGCCGTGTGGGGCGTGGACTCGCTGGATAACGTCTACGCGCTGGACTGGTGGAGTGGGCAGGCGTCGAGCGAACGCTGGATGGCTGAGCTGATCCGGCTGATTGGCCGCTGGAAGCCGGTCGGGTTCATCGGTGAGGGCGGCCCCATCCGGCGCAGCCTTGAGCCGCTGATCGAACGAATGATGCGGGACGCCAAGACCTATACGGTCATGCACTGGCTCCCCGCCTCCGGGGACAAGCCCGCCATGGCCCGCAGCTTCCAAGCCTTCATGGCTAACGGGCGCATTTACTGGCCCAAGACGCAGTGGGCCGAGGAAGTCAAAGACCAGCTGCTCCGGTTCCCCGGGGGCAGCCACGACGACAAGGTAGACGCCTGCAGCCTGTTTGGGCGTCACATGAACAAGACCTGGGCGGCGGTTCCTGCGCCGCCTGAAAAGCCCACGCTGGCCGACGTATTCGCGGCTCCGATGAAAGTCCAAGACCTGATGCCCGCCTCGCGCTCGCGCCAATGGTGAACGAATGAATGACGACAACGAAAGCGCAGGCAAGGATGGCCGGAAGGGCGCTCTTGTCGCCTACTGGTTCAAGAAGCTCCAGCGCGAGGAAAAGGCGCACGAGAAGTTCCGGCGTGCCGCCAAGAAGGCCGAGCAGGCGTACTTCGACGACCGGGATGATGGGCTAAAGACCCTTTATCCGATCTTCTGGTCGAACGTGAATACCCTTCACTCGGCCATGTACCAGCACAACCCCAAGCCCGATGTGCGCCCGCGCTACGCCTTCGAAGGCCCGCAGGCGGCGATCGCCAAGCAGGCGGCCATGCTGGTCGAGCGCGGGCTGGAATACGCGCTGGACACGACCGACTTCAGCACCGCAGCTGACCGGGTAATCGACGATTTCCTCGTGACCGCCTTGGGCGTGCCGTGGGTTGAATACGATGCCAAGGTGAACCGGGACGAGTCGGGCCAGCCGGCTGAGATTGCCCTGCAGACCGTGCGCCTGGTGCACAAGCCCTGGTCGCGCTTCCATTGGGAGCCGGGCAAGGACTGGGAGGATGTGGACTGGATCGCCTGCGACGACTACCTGACGGCCAGCGAGATCAAGGAGCAGTTCGGCAAGGAGCCGACGGGCGAGGGCACCCGCCAGCGTGAGCGCACCGAGGCCGACAAGTACGCAACCACCTTCCGGGTGGTGTCGGTCTATCACCGGCCCAAGCGCACGGTGTATGTGGTTTGCGAGGACTTCGAGGACCCGCTGGAGGTTCGCCGCGACAAGCTGAACCTGCAGGGCTTCTATCCCTGCCCGCTGCCGCTGATGTCCAACGTCAAGTCCGACGACCTGACGCCCAAGCCCGATTACTGTTTCTACGAGTCGCAATGCGACTACATCAACCGCCTGACCCAGCGCATCCAGAACATCACCCAGCAGCTCAAGGTGGCCGGGTTCTACGATGCGCAGCTGGGCGAGCTGGCGGGCCTGGCTAACGCCGACGACGGCACGATGATCCCGGTGCAGAACCTGCTTGAGCGCCTAAACAGCGCGGGCGGGTCGGCCAGCTTTGACCGGGTGGTGGCGCAGCTTCCGCTGATGGACAAGGCGACGGTGCTGGGCCAGCTATATGACCTTCGGGAGAAGGCCAAGTCCGAAGTTTACGAGATCACCGGCATCTCGGACATCGTGCGCGGCGTCACGGTGGCCAGCGAAACGGCCTCGGCCCAGCAGCAGAAGGGCCAGTGGGCGCAGGTCCGCATTGCCCGCCGCAAGCGCCAGGTGCATGACGCCCTGCGCGGGACGTTCCGCATCATGGCCGAGATCATGGCCGAGCACTTCACCCCGGAATCGTGGCTGCTGGCCACCGGCATCCAGCCCGACCCGCAGGTGTTGGCCGCGCTCAAGTCCGACGTGGGCCGCACGCTGCTGATCGACGTTGAAACCGACTCGACCGTGGCGATGGACGACCAGGACGAGCAGAGCCAGCGCCTGACGATGCTCAAGGAAGTGACCCCGTTCCTGCAGGTTGTCCTGCCGATGAGCCAGCAGGGGCTGATTCCGGCTGATCTGGCCAAGGAAATGCTGGTCACGGCGCTCGATGGGTTCAAGCACGGCAAGTCGCTGATGGATGTCGTGGCCAACCTGCCCGGCACCCAGCAGCAGATGCAGCAAATGCAGCAGCAGCTCCAGCAGGCCCAGCAGCAGGGCCAGCAGATGCAGATGCAGCTACAGCAGGCGCAGGCGCAGATTCAGCAGCTGACCGGCCAGAAGGCCCAGGCTGACCAGATGAAGCTGCAGATGGAGCAGATGCGGGCGCAGGGCGACATGGCCCAGGCTCAGGCGTCCATTGCTAAGACGCAGGCCGACACCAAGCTGGTCGAGGTCAAGACGCTGGCCACGGTTGCCGGTGCTGCGGCCAAGGTGGTCCCGCAGGTGCCGATGCTGTGATCTGCCACGGTGAGCCGCTGCGGCCTGCCTTGGAGGCGCTGCTCGGTGGCCCGGTGCCCGAGGGGACCAAGTTCATCGGGCGCGTCGTGGATGGGCAGGTGGTCGCGGTCGCGGGCATCGGCCACTGGTGCGGGTTCGACTGCGAGCTGTCCATCGGTGCCACGGGCGGCCTGAGCCGCGAGTTTATCCGGGCGGTGTTCCGGTATGTGTTTGACGACCTTGGCTGCCGTCGTGTGACGGGCCGGGTGGATGCAGCCCTCGAATGGGCCAAGCAGCTGCCCCGCTTGGGGTTCGTGGAAGAAGGACGGCTGCGCGAAGGCGCGGTCGGCGGCGGTGACACCATCATTTTCGGAATGCTGCGGCGTGAATGCCGCTGGCTGGAGACACCATGAGCAGCAGCAAGAAGCGACCCAAGACCACCCCGATGCCCGACCCGAAGGAGCTGATCGCTCTGCAGGCCGAGTACAACCGGGTGAACGTGGACACCCCGTTTGGCTCCCAGACCTACGTCCCCGGCCCGAATGGCACGACCACGCTCAAGACCGACATCGGCCCGCTGGGTCAGCAGCTGGTAGACCGGGGCGTGAGCCTGGGCATGACGGATTCCAACCGCATGACGGTCGATCCGCGCATGAATGAACTGGCCGGTGCCCTGCTGGGCAAGGTGGGTGATCGCTTCGGCATGAACCTGGGCGGCTCGCTGCAGTTGGCCCCGACGCCGAACATGCCGCAGCCGTCGAGCAAGCCCCAGCCGCAGCCCCAGCCGCCGCCGACGGGCGTCCCGCCGATCATGCCGCCCCCGCAGGGTGGTGGTGCGGGTGGCGCGTTCACCCCGTCCTTCAACATCCCCCAGAACGTGATGCAGCTGCAGGCTATGCAGAAGCCGGGAGGCTTGCCGTGAGCACATTTGACCCGAACAAGCCGCCGATCCTGGGCGGTGGCACCCAGCCGCTGCAGCAGGGCACGAATATGGACCAGTATGTCGCGCCGACCGTGGCCGCGCAGACCGGGATGCCCATCGTCGCGCCAGTCTCGGTCACGGACGCCGACCTGACGCCGCCGATGAGCACCGGGACGCCCGCGATGAGCACGGGGATGCCCCCGCAGCCCATGACGGGTGCGCCGCAGATGCCTTCGAACATGACCGGGCCGACCGGCATCAACCCTGCCGCCCAGCTTCCGCAATTCCAGCAGTTCGGGGACGCGGCCTATGCNGATGCGACCCGACGCCTTGACCCGCAGTTTGCGCAGGCCGACGACCGCTTCGCGCAGCAGATGGTCAACAAGGGCCTGTCGCCGGGNACCGAGGCTTACAACAAGGCCCGCGCCAACTTCGACATGGCCAAGAATGACGCCTACGGCAGTGCCCGGAATCAGGCGCTGCTGGCTGGCCTGGGTGCGCAGAACCAGGCGTTCGGGCAGCAGATGGGCCTGGGCCAGTTCGCGTTTCAGGGCCAGCGGGCCGACATGCAGGACCTGATGGCGCTGCTGGGCTACGGCCAGAACACCAACGCCAACAACAACCAGATGCTCAACTCCGACTTCAACCGCGCGGGCGGCCTGTTCGGGCTGGTCCCGGGCATGAGTCCGGTGCAGGTGGACGTTATGAGTCCTTACAACATGCAGAACCAGCAGAACATCGCCAACCAGCAGGCCGCTGGCGCGGCTAGCAACGGCTTCTGGGGCGCAGCTGGCCAGATTGGTGCCGCTGCCATGCCCTTCATGCCCTTCATGCCCTCCGACCGCCGGGTGAAAACCGACATCGAGCGCGTCGGCACCCTCGACAACGGCCTTCCGGTCTACCTGTTCCGCTACCTCGACGGCGGCCCGCTGCAGATCGGCCTGATGGCGCAGGATGTGCAGGAAGTGAACCCCGAGGCCGTGCGCGACTTCGACGGCGTGCTGGCCGTGGACTACCGTAAGGCGGTGGCGGCATGAACCCGGCGATGGGGGGAGTTGGCGTTGACCCGCTGGCCGCGCTGGCGGCTCTGGCAAGCGGTCAGGGCGCTCCGCAGCCCGAAGCTGCCGTAGAGTCCCCGCTGGCCCGTGCGCTCGCCTACGCGCAGCAGCAGCAGGCCCAGATCGGCCCGGCTCCGCAGGCTGACCCCTCGGCACTGTCGGACATGGCCCAGGGCCAGCGCCAGCAGGATCTGGCCGCTGCGCTGATGGGGGCCGAATACGTCCCCAACTCCGGGGCGCTGGGTGCGCTGGCGCAGACGTTCAGCGCCTACA